CTCAGCAATTGTCCTTCTTCTTTTTCTCTTCTTTGCGAGGATTCTCGTAAAAGAGCGAAATGACGAAGAGTGGTATATGGGACTTTACCAGATAAGGTTACTGCAACTTTCTCGAAAGAGATATGTTGATTAGCTTTAGACTCGATAAGTTCCACTAAGTTCAATGAACTTAATATATCTGCCATAGTGATTGGAGATTGAGCATGAGAAATATTTAATAACCTAAACCAGTTTTCTTCTGCTAATACAGCATGAAGATCACTGTTTAAGTTATTGAATTTATCTCTTAATTCATTAGTTTCGATAGTTAATCGAACTAAATAATTAAAATAACTCATCTCAAATAAACCTCTACCCGTAAAGGAAGCGATGTTTTGTTTAACATCGTCCAATGTGGGAGATTGAGGCAATTTGTCTAAAGTGGAACATGCTACCTTAAATCGATCCTCTAAAGAATCGAGATAAGATAGTAAGAACCATCTTTCGACTTGTGCATCTGGCTGAGTAGTATTACTGAAAGATCTAATATCCCGGTTCATTACCGAAATTAGTCTACCAACAGTAAAATTGTTATATCCACGGATAATTCCACGGAATAGCAAAGATGCTATCAATGGCCATCTTTTTAATGGTATTTTACCATTAGAGAGAGAAATTCGTAGTTCTCTATTTTCTCTATAATTTAATAATGGAGAGATTAGAGCAACTAAGTTTGTCCCTAAGTACCCTCGACGGTTAAGTCTATCCATCCATTCCATACGACGATCAATATTAAAATTAATATTTTTCATGTGTGAAAAGGCTGAAGCAGATAAAACTTCTTTAAGACTAAGAGCAGAGATATTAATATCTCCATCCATGTCTTGAGAAGCGAATTGGAAAAACCCTTTGTTAGAAACAAAAGATTTAGCTAAACCCACTTTAATTCCATACATAGTACAGAGTTTCAAGTACATTTTAGCCACCTCTTCGTCTGCGATGACAATATCATCACCTAGAACCAGGTAGTCTCGAAATTCTCTTATTCCTACAGCTTTGGCAGCTGCAAAGACAAGAAAATGCTGAGCAA